CCTGACTTTCCTGGGACCTTCCTCAGGAGGGGGGACAGCCCGACGGTCGCAAGCAGCTTTGACTTTAACCCTAAAGCAGGTCTCAGTGAAGACACCGGAGTGCTTCAATCTGAAATGTTTTCCCTGGCTAATGATGCCGTGGGACCGCTCCAGTATGGTGTGGTAACGCTTAGAGACCGATAAAGGCCAATGCGCAACCAAGTCATCGCCGCAGATAGCGACACGTTAGGCGAGCATCGTCCGCCTTCCCTTTCGAGGAACCCCTTTCACCGACTGGTCCACCCAGAAGAGATGAACGAGACATAGGAAGAACCACGTTGTGGGGAGACCCATTAAGATCCCCCGTGTAGTATTCTCCACTTTCTCGCCTCCCGGGTAGTCCAGGCTCAAAGATCCCACGCACGCCATAAGCACATCATGCATCCAAGTCGGAAGTTAGAATGTTTCCGACACCTAGCACGCCATTGCCTAGACCAGGTCCAAGGGTAGCGTGTCGCTAGCCGACGTTAGGTCAGAAGAGATGATCTCCCAACCGTCGGTGGGCTGCGAATGCTTGAATACGCGCTCAACAGCTGCGTGGTGGTCGCCTTTAAGGACGTCGGTGATCCGGGGATCCCGCGTAAGTGCAGACCAGAGGTATGACCGAACCTGATGACCGAGAACGACCAGGCACCATGGCGACTTTGTGACTACACGGGCTTTGAACCCACGCTCGTCAATCGCCACCACAGAGTGCCGGAAGGTATCTCTCGTCTCATAGAACTCCTGCAGTGCTAACGAAAGCACGCCTGAGGATTTGACGATTTCATCAAGCTAGCCCTCGGTTAATGATCCAAGAACCAGCTTCTGGCGCACATCTTGCGGGATAACCAAATCCAGGTCAGTCAATCGTTCAGTTGGTACGCCCATGAAGTCCTAGGGGATTTCCCTGATGACTTGAGGTGCAGTGCATCCGACGCCGGCTATCCGCGAAGCCAACCCGCCCTAAGAGCGAGGTGCCTCTTGGCAGGCCCCCTCCGTTAGACCAACGGAGCTAGTAGGCAAGGCAGGGAGTTTTGGACGATGTTCCATTCCCCATCTTTCGACAAAGTCGGTAGCAGCACTGATTACCTCCGGCCGTGTTACGACTCGCGACTCATAGAGTTTTCTATGCCCTTTGACTGCCCGCTTAAGCACTAATGCTGTGCCAGCAGGTAGCGCTCGACCCACATACGACAGTTGCAGCAACTTGTCGGGGGAAGAGACTAGGGTGGATAGACTCCCCTAGAAGAAACGCGTGAAGTACACGTCCGCACGCTTGGGACGCCTCCCGACCAGACCGAAACGGCGCAACTCCCCGAACTGCTATTTAATGGTAGCAATTGCATAGGATATACCGCTCCGTTCCGCGAGGTCACCCAAGTGACGGGCCATTCGACAGAACGACAACAAGTCTCCAAAGCCACGTTTCCTAATATCAAAGAAATGGAAACCCGTTGCAGATACGGCAGCTACGACCGCCATCCAACACTCTTGTAAGAGTTTGTAATGGGCGGGGCTAAGGTCCGAGACCTTTCGCATTACGTAAAACCGGTTCGCGCGGGATTTCTTCCGGGATTTCGGAGGTGTGGCGAAGGATGGCAAGGAACCACAGGGACGTGACACGCTTTTGGCCGAAGCCTTAGCGATCTTGTCACCCGTAGCAGTGCGTTGCACAGATACCTCCTTGACAATCTTCGAGATTGACTTGGTGGGTAAATGTGCAGGGACAGCACCCAAACGGAGTGCCCTAGAAAGGGAGAGCTAACTTAGCTCAACCCTGTCATTTCGGACAACACTGTTGGACG